GCCGGATAGCGCTCCTCCAGTTCCAGGCGAAGGTTGTGCATCGGGGTCTCCCCGTTGTCGAAAAGGATAAGCTCCTTCACCCCGAACGTCGCCAGCTGACGGCAAAGCTCCGAGCCGATGGAACCTGCCGCCCCCGTAACCAGGATCGTCCTGCCGCGGAAGTTGGCGATGATCTCATCCATCGAAATGCGGATCTCGGGACGGCCTAACAGGTCTTCGATCTTGATCTCCCGGATCGACTGCTTCATAATCTTCCCGTCGATGACCTCGTCGATCGGTGGGGCGATCAGAATTTTGACCCCCTGCTCCGTACAGTATCTGATCAGACGCTCCTGCTCCTGCTGCGCATCGTCATTGGTGGCGAAAAGGATCGCGTCGACATCGACTCGGTCCCGCAGGTATTCGACGCTGTGCTGATTCTCGAAATAGTAGACCGGACACTCCGCGATCGTATGCTTGCGCAGGGACTTCCCGTAGGTCAGAAAACCGACGACGCGGTAATGCGGCGAGTTTTGAAGACGCGTGACCAGAGACACAGACTTGTCCCCCGTGCCGTAGACCAGAACCTGACGGCTGTTCGCGCGGCGGGACTGCTTCAGCTTGATCAGATCGTAGACGACGATCATGCAAAGACGAAGGGCCAGCAGAAGGAAGAGCGTGACCAGCACGTCCAGCAGGAAACCCATGGAAAGGGCGGCATAAGGCGGAGACGGTTTTTGGGGAAGGAGAAGCACGTAGAAGAACATCAGCAAGTCCTTGAAGAGAACCGCACCGCCCAGTTTCCAGATTTCCCGAAGCGTCGTATGACGGATGACGCTGCGGAACGTTCGGAAAACGATGAACGAAAAAACGCTCAAAACACACGAACCGGCCAACAGCCAGAAACCGTACCATACCGTGAAAACCGGATTCGTGAACAATCCGCGAACCAACAGGTAGGCGATCAAGGTCGAAACTACAGACACGACCGTGTCGATCGTCAAGATCAGCCACGACGAAAAATACCGTGACGATAGGTATTTTTCAATCCCAAAACGGGACATGATAACTTGAAGCATACGGAGGCGTGAAAAGTTATCGGCATCCTTTGCAGCAGGACAGCCGGAACATAAGAGAACCCGCGGCAACTACCCCTGCCGGAACAGCGGTAAGCCGATTATAATGACGCAAAAATGAAAACTATCGAAATACGGCCTGCGAATAGAACGGGAAACGATAAATCCCGGATTTCAGGCAGCCCCAATCGGGTGAAACGGTTTAGTCCGTCGTGATTTTTTCCAGGAAACAGCCGGGAATATAGGTTGTCGCCACGGCTACGACACCCTCGATCGAGACGATCAGCCGCCGGTTGCCCTTGACACGCCGAATATAGCCTTCGGCCCCTTTGAAAACACCCTCTGTAACGCGGACCCGGTCGCCCCGCCGGAGTTCCGCCGGCGCTTCGGGGAGGTATTCCAGCCCGGGATCGTCGGTCGACGTGACCAGCATGAAGGCCTCCATCTCGGGATCGGGAATGACGGCCGGTTTTTTGGTCTCCCGATCGAAATATACCATCAGCGGACTGGTAGCCTTCGCCCGCTGCATCAGTTCGAGCACCGCACGTTCCGCCTGCCGGACGAACATCAGCGATGAAACGGCCGGTTCGCGTCGGCGAATCGTCCTGCCGCCGACGGTTGTTTCTGTGGAACGTAAAGGAATGTAGGTTTTTACACCGTCCTGTGCGAGAAGCCTTTCGACATCGAACACCCGGTTGTAAAAGACTTTCAGTGCATACCAGTGCTCTTCGTCACTCTTGTCGAACATATAGCTTGCTAAAGGGCATACTTTACAATCCCCCGCAGGCAAAAACCGGCTTGTGAAAACGGTTTTTTCAGCGAGGCAATCGGGGGCTGGCCACTTGTAATCCGACACCTGATGCGACTGTCCCTGACCCAGGGACGACACCGAAACCCCTTGTAAAAAGATACACCTCAAAAAAAACAGAGGCGTTTTTCACTACACAAAAGTATGGATTATTGCGTTAATAACCAAATATTTTACTCCAATCTTTTCAATCCCCCAAAACAGCTCGAACAACAAACACCTATTAATCAAACATTTAATCCACAAGCGAGCAATACATACGCCCAAACGGACGATAAAACATTCGTTTTACCGTATTTGCCGGTCGAAATGCAGCAAAACAGTGCAGAAAAATATGCCCCGAAGGCCGCATTAAACTTGTTTCAGAACTGCCGGGAACACCGATTCAATTGCAAAACTTCAGATCGTCCTCCGCAACGATCACCCCGACATCCTTCCTCTCTCCCGAGGACAAAACAACCTCTTTAAACGTATTCAACTCTTTTTCAGGACGCGAAATGCCGGCCACGGAATTATTCCTTTACGAGCGTTTCAGCCGTATAGTCTTCATCGCGGGCGGCTTTCTCCAATAACCTGGTTTGATACTCGGATTTGACTTTCAGAATGATTTGCTGGATGTACTTGCGGTCGGGACACTTGGGTTTAGGCTCGTTGCGGTCGAAATCCCAGTTAGACGGATGCACCGACACGCCTAAACTCTTCATCGTCCGTTTGCGGTCTTTCGTAATGCGCAACATGAGCGGATGTTCCCCGTTGGCGAGGGTCTTGCTTTTGAAACAAATAACTGAAATAGTGGCGTCCATAGCCTTTTGGCGGTTTACACCACGGTTTACACAGACCGTGTAAACCAACGTAAAAACGGGGTCAAAAGCCACGAATAAAGTCAACCGCCAACGAACGAAAAGGCTCAGCAATCATCAGATTACCAAGCCTTTCCATCAGTCGGGGTGACTGGATTCGAACCAGCGACCACACGCCCCCCAGAGGAGAAATTTATTTTTTCCGATAAGAGTAATTAACTTTATTTTAGTATATTTACATCACGTACAGAGAATTGCGATTTTGCCTTATTGTCATCTATTGCGATTTTTCTTGTACCACTTTTGTACCACCATCTATTTTACATCGGAAAATGGCCTACTCTGTTCGCATCGTTTTACGGAAATACAAACCCAATTCAATGGGGTATCACATTCTCCAATTATGCGTCACTAAAAACAGCAGTCGCAAGCGCATCAGTCTGAAATTATACGTCGATCCGGCCTATTGGGACAATTCGGCCGAACGACTTACCATCGAACGGAATCTGAAAGGCGAAAAGCAGCGGGAGGCCAATAAGAAACGAATTCAGGACAATGCTTTTTTGGACAAAGTCAAAGCCCGCGCCCGCGAGATTATCGAGAAATTCGAGATAGACGGCATCGACTGGACACTGAACCAATTTGAGGAAACATTTTTGAACCCCTCCAAGCAGGGAAAATTCTGCGCATACCTCGAAAATCACATCCAAACATTAAGGGATACCGGACATACGGGCAACGCCAAATGCTATTTCGAAACGCTTCGACTGCTCAAATATTACGACGGCAAACTGAGTCAACGGCTGTTTTCCGACATCGACCTGCGTTACGTGCGCAATTTCGATACGTTCCTGCAAAAGCGGGGTTGCAAGGGCAATACCCGCAAATATTATTTCAAGGCATTGCGGGCTATATTGAATCAAGCGAAACGAGAAGGTGTCGGTTCGGAAGCGGCCTATCCTTTCGTCAAAGGCGGCTTCGAGATTGCCAAGTTGGAAGAAGCGACCGAGAAACGCTACCTCCCGCCTCAAGACTTGCAAAAACTCAAAGATACGCCCGCACAGAATCCCCAAAACGAATACGCCCGGCAACTCTTTCTTTTTTCTTACTACTGCTACGGAATGTCGTTCGTCGATATGGCCTACCTTACGACCGATCATATTCAACGGCTGGCTGACGGGAATTATATCGTTTACAAACGCAACAAAATCAAGCACCAAAAGAACGCAACTGCCATCCGAATCCACATTACGCCGGAGATTCAGGGATTGATCGAACGGCTGAAATCTGCCTCGCCAACCGTCGAAAATTATTTGTTACCGATCATCACTTGTTCCGGCTATACGGGCGAGAAGCTATACAACCACATCCGAAGCCGTTACGCCAAATATCAGAAATATTTGAAATCGTTGGCCGAAGAACTCGGCATCGATTATCATTTGACCAGCTATGTAAGCCGTCATACAATGGCAATGACCTTGCAATACAATAAAATCCCGCGCGAAATCATTTCGCAGATGCTCGGTCATGCCGACCTTGAGACGACCAACACCTACCTCGACAGCTTCGACAACAAGGTAATCAACGAGGCAGCAAAAGTTTTGTAATAGGCCAACAATGGTTTAATATTTTTTGTATATTTGCGCTATGAGCGTAAAAAACGAGTCGAAAATAAACCAATTACTGCAAGAGGTTCCGGCTGGAGCCGTGTATCTGACCTCGTGGATGAAGCAAAATAACATACCGCATTCCACCCAACACAGATACGTCGAATCCGCTTGGCTGACCCCCATAGGCACGGGTGCAATGATCCGCACGGGCGATACGCCTACATTATACGGAGCCATGTACAGCCTCAATACACAGGCTGACAAACATCTGACAATCGGAGCCATGTCGGCATTGGAGATACACGGATATTCGCACTACCTCCCGATGGGCAGGCCAACCGTTTCGCTGTCTGCGCCACAAAAGGAGTATTTACCGCTTTGGTTCAGAAAATACGACTGGGGAGTTACGCTCCGGCTGTTTACCACCGAAATATTCAATTCCGACACCGGAATCACCACCACCCGACAAGGGGTTTTCGAGTTGCCGATCTCTACCCCGGAACGGGCGTTTATGGAGTGTCTGCACCTCGCTCCGCAATATTACGACATTACCGACCTCTATTATGTGATGGAAATGCTGTCGATACTCCCGCCAAAGAATGTGCAACGACTGTTGGAGGAGTGCCGTTCCGTCAAAGTGAAGCGGCTGTTCCTCTTTATGGCCGAAAAGGCCCATCATGCGTGGTTCGGGGCCCTCAACCTCGACAAAATAGACCTCGGCAGTGGCAAGCGGGTAATCGCCAAAGGAGGCGTTTACGATAAGAAATACCAAATCACTATTCCGGCAGAACTGAAAAATGATTAATCAAGAGTACAAAGAGCGCGTGCGGCTGTTGCTCCGCATCATCCCGATTATTTCGACGGAAGAATGTTTTGCCGTTCACGGCGGCACGGCAATCAATCTGTTCGTGCAAAATCTGCCGCGATATTCGGTAGACATCGACCTGACCTATATTCCCGTCGAGCCGCGGGAAGCAAGCCTCGCCCATATCAAAGAACGGCTGAAAGCGATAAAGGCAAAGATCGAGGCTGCAATACCGGGCATTGCAATACGCGAAGTTCCCAACAAATTGATCTGCACCCATAACGGGCATTTCGTCAAAGTAGAGGTAAACGACGTGAAGCGCGGCATTATCGCACCGCCCATCGAATTGCCCTTATGCGACCTCGCCCAAGAAGATTTCGGCGTATTCTGCAGAGCCCGCATCGTTCCGCTGTCACAACTCTACGGTGGCAAGATCACGGCGGCACTCGACCGCCAGCACCCGCGCGACCTGTTCGATGTAAGTCTGATGCTCGATTATATCAAAGACTTTGACCAGATCAAGCGCGGTTTCATCTTCTGCCTGCTGGGAAGCGACCGCCCGATCTTGGAGTCCCTTAATCCTAATTTCAACGACCAGCGCGACGCCCTGACCAACCAATTTGAGGGCATGTCCTCAACGCCGTTCACCTACGAGCAGTACGAAGCGACCCGCCGCCGACTGGTCGAGTATATCAACGACCATCTGACACCGACCGACAAAGCATTTTTACTCGGATTCGAGGACGGGACGCCGGATTGGGACGCATCGGAATACCAAGATTTCCAGCATTATCCGTCGGTTCAATGGAAGCTACTCAATATTAGAAAGCTGAAAAGGAAAAATCCACAAAAGCATGAGGACGGCATAATCAAGTTGCAAAATTATTTTGGATTCTAATGTACGAAGACATAGTAGATTACGATGACTTTTCAGAAAGAGTAGGTTCTGAAAACGACATCCTTGACCTAATTTACAATGAAATTTGGAAGAGAACATATTGCCCTAAATGCGAAAGATTCAACACCCACAGCAGAAGCAAATACGCTTCAAAAAATATTCTTTGCCATCATTGCAGTATACAATGGTCTATCCTGCAAGAGACAATATTTTTCAAGACACGCATCGATTTAGTTAAATGGAGCTATTATAATCGGCATTTCGAAAATTCCACTTTGAAATAATCGGATTTCAACCTCCGATCTTGAAATATCGACAAAAAAAGCAAAATTTAAGGGACGTTTAAAACATGCTTAAACGTCCCTTAAATTTGGATTACCCCCTATCTCTATTTATAATTGTAGTAACTTGGGGTATATTTATCCAAAAATAATAGCAGCCAAGATTGCCAGCCACACCATACCTCCTCCTGCGAGCGTCCATAGAATGTCCTGCATGTCGGCTTTCGGGTCGATCTTGCGCTCCTTGACAACGGCGGCAGTCAAGACGGCGATCATCGACACCAACAAGGGCAGCCACCGCCACCAGGCGCCCAACGGCACGGCCACGATCAACGCCGCGGAGGCGATGACCGCCCCGACTGCGAAGTGTTGGTATTTGTCTTTAGCGATGGCGTTGAGCCATCCGACGAGTTTATTGATAAGTCTTTTCATATATTTGTGGTATTTCGAGAGTTCGACCGACAGGTTACTTATCCGGGAATCGCTCCCTAATCTCGGCCTTCTTGACAAGATAGAGTGCTTTCTGCTCGTCTGCTTCGAGGAGGTTGCCCTCGGCCAGATAGCCCTTGTAGGCCATCAGGTATTGGTCCGCCTCGGCGCGGTATGCGGCCTCTCGGAGTTGTTCGGGATTCGGCATCAGCTCCGGTTCGGGCGCGTACTCCTCCCAGCCGACCCGAATGCGGTCATCTTCCTCTGTGTAGACCTCCCGGTAATGCTTCGGCGGATCGGACGGTTCCGGCTGCTCGTCGAAGATCACCTCTTTGTATCCCAGCGGGATCAGTTTGTCCGGCCGCGGATTGCAAACAAGCCCGTCGGCGGTTCGGATTGAATTGGGGGCGTACTCCATACGCCCGTCGATCAGTTTTGCGTAGTTGTTCATAGTTCGTTATTTGATGATTATTTCCGGCGTTCCGGACGCAGTCAGGTCATATCCTCCGTCACTTTGCAATAGCGGCGGAAGATATTCGTCGTTCAGCGGGAGCTGCTTGGCGCTGTCGAGCCAGGAAATGGCGACACCTTCGGCAACTTCAATGGAGAGTACGCGCATTTCCAGCCATGCTTCGGGGTCCGAAGCGCTAAAAACAAAAGCGGTCGCTCCGACACCACAGCTTACCGAAGCGATTTTAGCGTCTCCCTCATTGACGTCTATTGCGACGGCATCGGATGCGGCTGGAGATGCAGTTATATTGGAGCTGTACAAAATGCGATTGCTCCGATACTCAAACGTGATTTTTAAAGGTGCCTGTTTCTTTATAAAATCAGATATATATGCGCAGTACAGGCTAATGCTGGTAATGGCATCAAAGCGTGTGTATGCGCCTGAAAAACCATCCGCTTGAGGCTGATCATTCTTTATTATCATCGCTGATGAGTTATTTAAGTTAAAAACGCCTGAACTCGGCGTATACTTTGCGACTGGGAATACTACTTGTGGAAAGTCACGTTTTTGGGCGATCCGTATATTCTGCGGCAGGTACTCGGCGATGAGCCCTATGAAGGTTACGCTAACATCTTTGATATAGAATTTACCATTTCCGGAAGTGTTGAAAATAGGGTAGAATCCGATAGAGGTCATAGGCACTCCTCTCGTATTCTTAAAAACCGCATAATATTCAGTGAACGATGTTGATGCAATGACATCATGCTTGTAATACGGCAGCCCGGATCCCACTCCGACGAAAGAAGCGATACGGGTGTTGTCATCGTCTGCTTTAGCTTTGAATTTCAGCAAAAAATAGCATTCATTTTCTACATTCACAGAAAGAGGCCTCCATATTCCATTATTATATCCCTGCCCAGTCTCTGTTGGATATGTCACAGCTAAAGCGCCGTCTACAATAGTTGGAGGAATAGATTGCGCATTATATGACGACCAACCATCGGTCGTCATAGGAGCCATTAGACGTATATACGGGGTAGCCTGTAACCTGCGCGACTTGGGTACGATATACCCAGCGGGATCACCGTCGTTGTAGAGGGCCGCTACTTCTTCCGCGGAAAGGGCGTAGTTGAAATGACGGCAAAAATGGACCGGGCTTTTAGTAATATGTAACGGATCTCCAATGCGGAATAACGCGCTCGGCGTGTATGCTGTTGGTTGCATAGCACCTACCTCGATGCCATTGATATAACACATCGCAGTTGCTCCATCATAGGATATGACGGCATGTATATCGTCACCTATTGTCACCCGACTCACTTGTAGCGACTTATCTCCGCAGTGGAACATTATCGCATCCATTGGCGTGACGGCGATAGCTAGCATCGAGGTTGAGAATTGTGCCGGTCGTTGAGTGCCATCAGATTGGCGGAGATTAAAGAAGCACTCCATACTCCGCGGACCGTCGAACAATAGCCCGGCATCCGTCGATTCAAGATACCCTTTCGTGCAATTCACCCCCACCTGCTGCTCGCGTTCGCTGCGCAGCGCGGCGATCTTCAACAAACTTCGTCTGCGGTCCATGGCTATTCGATGATTGCGCGGAGTTCCTCGATATTGATCTCGTAGGCTCGATTCGGCGCCGGGGTCTTGTAGCCGATGATGTCCACGAGGTCATCCGACCAGGTGAGTTCCGTGGCAACGTTTCCCGATGTGAAGAAGATCGCCGAAGTCCGGGCCGATTTTTCCACGGTCCCGATCTTGAGCGAGGTCAGCTCCCCGCAGATGTATTTGTGGTTGCCTTCGACGTTGATCGTGACATCCGCACCCTCGACATTGACCACAACGGGGGCGGCCGCTGCGGCGGCTTCGAGAGCTTTGGCGGCAGCGTCGAGGGCGGCTTTGACAGCCTCGGGGTTCTTCGAACCGTCGATCGAGAGCATCCACCAGTCCGTGTCCGTCACGGGATGGCCCGTGTTGTTGTTTTTCCGGGAGACATACACCGAGGGGGCCGCGTAGACCATGTTGAGAAAATCGTATGTCTTTTCCGGGGAATAATCGCCCGCGGGGACGACACCCGTGGAGCCTAAAAGTTCGGTTACTTCTGTCATTGGTTTACTGTTTTAATGGTGTACAACTTTCCGTTTTCAAGTTTGAATTTCGCTCCTTCGTAACCGTTCTGATAGGTCACGTAGAGTTTGAGTGTCGCAGGATCAACCCAGAAGACAGGCATGATAGCGCCGCCCTCGGCTCGGTATTCCGAGGTTACGTAGCCTTTGGTCGCATCGTCCCAAAAAGCCCAGTATTTGAGCCCCCCGACATCCACGATCTTCGGAGGGTGGTCGGCCAGAGATTTCGCACGCGCGGCCTGCTGGTCGGCGTTTGAGGCTGATTTTTTTGCACGTTCAGCAGCCTTATCCGCACTATCAGCAGCCTTATTAGCTTTGTCTTTTGCGATGACAGGTCCTTCTGCATATTCCTGTTCGGTTCCCTCATAACCATACTTCTGTGCGATCTCATAGGCCGACTTTCCGTCCAGTCCATAACGCAAAGCATGATCTGTCAGGATAATATGGGTTAGTTTATCATCCATAAAAATCCATTATTTTTGTATCTGTAAGTATAAGTAATCGGTTGGTCAACGTTTTTTTATAACCTGACGCCTTTACAGTATAGGTCGTTTCGAGCGTTGCGATACCCGCATCGAGTTTTCCGGTTTCCGAGGATGGGATATTGAACACAGCCCGATCTGTTCCTTTGACGATCGGCAGCCCGCTGCCTTGCGTCGATCCGTAAATTCTCGGCCCGTTCCCGGTCGTGTAAACCAACATGTCGATCTCCACCTCTTCGAGAGAAACTCCCGTCGGATATACGGCAATCCCCATGCTGTCGCCTTTGGCATATATCGGTAATTTCGGTATCATTTTACAGGTCGTTTAAACAGGTATTTAACCCATGCGAACCATTTGCGGCGTTTCAGATACATCTGATCGGCCTGGTTGTCGTAACACTCCCGCTCAAGGGCTATGTCTCGGTATGCCGTGTCGTATGGCGGCAGCAACCATTCGAGGGCCCAAAGGGTGCAGTACAGGATGACATGGTAACAGATCGGCACAGTACAGAGCCACCGCCAGGATAATCCGCAGGCAGGAATCAGTACCAGGAGCGCCGTCGCGTAGAGGATCAGCCACTCGATCTGCTGCCGGGTGTGTATGGCTTCGTGGTTCTCTGTTTTTGGTGTCAGGTTCTTGTTCTTGGTGAACAGGACCCCGAAAAAGTTGATTGTCCGGGCCTTGCCCAGCGGAATCAGGTTGTTGTGAATGACGATCATGCCGTAATGATCTTATTCCAGCCTCCATTCATTGTGTCGGCACATTTGTAGTTCTCATTATCGGTGGAGCTGAAATAACTGTATTCATACCTACTACTCTGGCACATGAATACATTGTAACTGAAATGTATACCGCCATCGCTGATACATTGAGTAAGGTTTCTGCAATGATAGATTCCAATCGAATCAATCGAATATTCATCTGATCTTACATTGCATTGCAGCATATTTTCGCACTCCATAAACCCCCAAGCCTGATGACTTTTCGAGTGGATAAATATGGAGCAACGGATCAGATTCTTGCAATTGAAGAAACAATAGGGATCATCTGGCGTATAAATATCAGCACCCTCGCACTTGCAGTCCTCCAAGTTAACCATATTTACAAATCCGTGACCTTGTCCCGTCGTTTTTACACATACTCCATGGGCGCTGTAACCACTCTCTAAACTTGGAATTGTGCTGTACTTTAAGCATGAATCACTACCTGCATATTGGACGAGGCTTCCGGGCTGTCCAACAATCCGTTTGGTATTGGGATGCAGCAGAATGCCACTTGATGGAGCCGTCCATGTCCCTTTCTTGATCAGAACACACGTCGCATTGGGGTTGTTGTTCAGTCCAGCCAAAGTAGCGTTGCTATCCACAACGTAATCGAATGGTGTATATTTCGCTACGTCCTGAATGGCCTTGTTCCAGGCAGTGCGCTCGTTATCAGTGATAAGCCGATGTGTAGCATCCTGAATCGCGTCGATGAACCGCACGCCGCCGTCCCGGGTGATCTGCACATAGCTGCCCGCAGGTTTTACGGTTGTTGCCACAGCCTTGTAGATGTGGGCGATGGGCTTGACGTTGCCGTCGTTGTAGACATCCGTTTCGGTCTCGTAGCCCAGTGTGAGGTAGACGGGCAGGGCTGTCGCAGTAATCCCGGCAAAGGGCACGACGACCTTGACCGTCGCATTGTCGGCCCCGGACCCTTCGAGCACGACCAGACCGGGCGCTATGTCGTACTTGCTGCCGTTTGCCTTCACCTCGCATCCGGAAAGGACAAAAGCCCCGTACTGGGAGAAGAAGCCGTCGATCACCTTCAGCGGCTCCTCCTGGAGTGATACGAACGCATCGCCGTACCAGTTACGGACGCCGAGCACTTGTGTTTGTCTTTTCATCTTTGGTCTATTTTATACGTTGTTAAAGCAGCCCTGTATTTCTCGATGTCAGCCCGTATCTGTTCGGCATCGACACCTGCCGGAACATGGACGATGAAGTCCACATCCCCGAACTGCTCGCGGTTCTCTCCCCGGAGCGATACTACCGCCGGAGTACCTTCGCCCCTGTTCAGTCCCACGGGGACTGCCACGCCCACACCTTCGGAGCGTATCCCGACCGCAAACCCCGTTTCACGGTAGGATTCGATCGTGATGTCCGCCGCTCCGTATTTGTTGCGCAGGAACTGTTCGAGCACTCCTTCCTGATTGGTCACGTTGAGCAGTTTACGGGTTTCGTCGCGCCACAGGCTGAAGGCGGCGAACAGGTCCGCCAGCGGCTTTACAAAGGCCCGCAGAATCCGCAGACGGACGGGTTGACGCTTGTGTTCCGGCAGGAGCTGCCGCACCTGGTTCCGGAAGTCTATCTTATAGTTCCTCATAGCGATTTGGTAGATGTCAGGGTCAGCGTGTTCCCCTCGGCTGCGTACTCGAAATACCCTGCGGCCAGTTCGGCCAACACATCGACGGGGGCGAAGTCCGCCCCGGCGCTGGTCTTATGCTCGAGCCTTACGACCTTTACCGTCACGACACCTTCGGCGTGCATGACGGCGTCTACGAGCCGCTGGGCATAGAATACGGCATCGAATGACAGCGAGGTCTTGAACGTCTCGAGGGCCTGTTCGACCTTCTCGCGTACAACACTCGAGGGGGTTGCCGGGTCATAGTACACCTCCAGGTTGTAGCGGATCGTATCGGCAGTCGTGCTTACGATCGTCGTAGGAATACCTGTCGTGTGGATCGTGTCGATGTAGTCGGCCAGGTTGCGGCGTTCGCTGTCGTCCAGAGGGATGATCCGGCCCTCTCCGTCGGTTTTGGCCACGCGGATCGAAATCATCTTGTAGACCTCGTTCACGGCCACGACCTTCACGATCCGGCTGTCGGGGTCGTCCTGCTCGTAGTAGAACTGCGCCGTGTTCTTGTCGAATACCAGTGTATGTCCGTTCTGAAAGCGATAGCACATTTCCGCATACCACAATTTAGTGCCCGGAGTGATCTTGGCCGTCAGCTCGTCGACCTCCTGGCGGAACAGATCGAGAACTATTTCAAAGGCGTGGATCGCCGCTGCGACCACATAGGTCCACAGCCGCCACTCGGCGACCTTCGAGGTCGAGAGCTTCGGGAAATAGGTCTGCAGGTCGGTGATGATCGACTGCTGTATGTCGTTAATCGTTCTGGCCATATCGGTAGGTTGTTATGTCGTTTCCCAACTCTTTGAGCGTGTTCTTGCGCATCAGGCCGCTTTCGTCGTCGATGCGCAGCTGCGTCCCCGGTGCAACGGCCACGTCCAGGTAAAACCCCGTTTCGCCGATGCTGTCGATCCCCAGCTGCACGAGGGCTTCCGGATCGTTGGCGATCTGCGGATTCAGGGCAAGGATTTCGCCCACGGCCTCGCAGGTTCCATACTGCTCGAGGGCGATGTCGTAGACCGTCTGCCGGGCCTTAACTGTTGCTGTCGTCATATTCTGCGCTTATCGTCAATGTTCCATCCGTAGCGTAGTCCACGGCATCGACCCGCATTCCGTCGCGCTCGCACTGCTTGCGCACGGTTCGGAGGAAGTCCGCCGGATCGGTGTCATGCAGGAACGATACACAGTCGACGCCGACGGTGGGCGCCTCCTTGAAATCGCCCTGGCTTGCCAGCAGCAGGTCCCGCTTGTGCTGCTCCGTCGCCTCGGTCCGGATCAGATCGTCGGACAGCTCCACGTCTCCCGTCGAAGTCTGTAAAATGTCGATCATCGTATCAGTGCGTTACGTTGGTGTCCTCATAATCCCCGCGCCGGACCTTGTCGTGCTTCGATGCCGGGGCGGGAACCTCTACGGGCTTGGGATTGTTCTGCGCCGATGCGCTTCCGGTCACGGCCACCGCTCCCGAGGGAATGGTGTGTGTATGCGTGTTGAAGGCCTCGATCAGGTCGTTGATCTTGCGGGTGAGCGGCTCGATGTTGATCAGTCCGCCCAGCTCGCCGCCGTTCAGGACGATCTTCGGGGCCGAGGCCTCGATCCGTTCCCCGTCGCAGGTCATGGTCACCTGATCCCCGAGGGTGAAGATCACCTTGTCGATCTCGGAGAACAACGCCACATACAAGCGGTCGCTCGCGTCGATCCGGGCGACGATCACCGCGCTCTCCCTCTTGGGGATCAGCACCCTCCCGCGCAGGTTCTCCTTCTCGACGGAGTACAGCAGCACCCCTTCGTAAACAATGCCGCCGATCTGCACGTCGCACGTCCTGGCGTTCTCGTCGACACTTTTGACCGTGCCGTACATGGCCGCCTTTGCCGCATTGCGCAACCGCTCTGATAACATCATGCGGACCTCGCGTATCTCTTTCTCGCTGCTCATTTTTTTATCCCTATTTCCACGGTCCGGCGTGCTCCGCCCGTCCCGTAGGTTGTTTCTACTCCTTCGATGTAATACCGTCCGTCCCGCTCGTGGTAGACCTCGTCCTCGATCTCGGCCACCATGCACGGGGCGGCATAGGGCTGCAGGAAGGCGGTGATCCTGCCTGCATAACCGTCGTAACTGTATCGCTTCAATTCTGCCGCCGCCAGGGCTGCCAGTTCCTGCTGATCCTTCACGTCATAGAAGTACAGCTTCTTCTCCGTCCCGTCCTTCGGACCGATCTCGGCCTCGACCTTCGTCCCGTCCTTGTAGATGCACACGGCCTTGATCTTCAGCTTCACGTCTTCGGCCCGCTGATATTTCAGATCGTCGTCCTTCACCACGTTGTAGCGCAGGCGGTATTTCACGGCATCGCCGACGACCTTGTAAGGCTCGCAGGCGTAGACACGCCCCTCGAGGTCGAACCATACCGCCAGGCCGTACTTGGTCTGCAACTGTCCCAGGACCCACGCCACGGGCTTATTGTCCGCAGGGAATGCCTCGAGGGTCAGCGTCGCGGCATATCCCACCTGCAGGCCGCAGGCTTTCAAAACAGCAGCGAGCGTGGTCTTTCCCTGAATCGTGACATTCCGGCGGCGGGTAGTGTAGAACTCGTCCTCGCAAACGATCTCGAGGGGCGTCTGCAAGTTCAGCTGCTTCACATAACCCCGAAATTCGGTGTACAGGCGTCCGTCATACCCGAGCTGGATTTCCACCGGATCGCCCGCCTTGATCACCTGTGCAGTCTCGACGTAGGCCGGAGGGGTCCCAGTCTGCCGGAGCACCGCCGTCACCGGAACCTTCACCGAAGCCGTGGCCCCGATCGTATGGATCGAGCGCTTGATCTTGATGTCATGCACTCCGCCGAAATACTTGCTTCCGATGGTTATTTTACTGCACGGTAGATACATGGCTATTGCAGTATCAGTTCAAAAGGTGAATCCGTTTCGCATTCGATCGTCACCGCCTGGCCATCCTCCACACCGGGCGTCGGCGGGTACTGGATGTCCGTGATCACGACCCGGTCGCCCTCGTCGAGCAGCAGGTCCGTCAGCACGCAGATCAGTTCGACCGATTCGTTGATGTTGTAAAGTTCCTTCATGCGCGCAATCTGCGCCTCGGGATAACTGCCGTCTGCGGACCTGATGAAGGCCGCGACGGAGATTTTGTAGTCTCCGATGCTGATCAGCTCCTTGACCGACCCGCGGCGGCCCACCAGGGGCGTACGCACGATGTTCTTGGTTCCGGTAATGCTGATCACGGCGTTCTCCAGTTCGAGGGTGTGATCCTCGCCCCGTATGTCCTGATGCCTGATGAATACGGGCATGAAGTACCACCTGCCCAGGGCATCCTTCTTGTACAGGCGCGTACCTTTCACGAGCTCCTGCTGCGGAGCTGGAGAGGTCGGGATGTCGAAGTTGTCCCCGGTGTAGCTGCCGGCCGGACGATTCGGGGAAAAGGCTCCCGGATAAGGCAGGCCCTTATAGCCGATGATCGACTGCAGCAGGTGCTCGATGTTATACTTATGCTTCATATTCGTCCAAGACTTTTTTCAGTACGGCAGTGACTTCCTCCTCGATCTGATTGTAGCCCTTCCCGTCGGCGTTGGCGATGTGTATCTCGATCGTGTCGCAGAATTTGCTCATCGTGACACCTCCGCGGCGCTGACTGTTGTATGCCAGTTCCGTCGGTGTCGGCCGGGCCGTTCCCCCGGACTGCGGGAGCGTAGTAGCCGCCACCGTGAGCGGCATGGCCAACGATGCCGCCGCGGTCGCCAGGGACGGAACCCGCACCGCCGAAAGCCGCGAGGCGATGGCCGTGTAGGCCGCCGATCCTTTCATGTCGGGGATGATCTTGTTCAGATCGAGCACCGTCTTGCTCCCGGACCCGGTCCCGGTCCCCGTCTTGGAGAAGTCGATGTTTACCTTTTGTTTCGTGCGGGGCGTCTTCGTGCCGTCCGGGGTTTCAGAAGCCGCAATCAACGGACTGACGGCATTGGCTGGGCCATTCTTGCCGTTTTTCCAGGAGAGCTCCCAGGAGAGGGAACTCCCGGCATCCTGGGCGAGGTTCTTCAGGTTCTTGGCCCCGTCGACGATGGCCTTCTTGCGGCTGTCGATGTCGCCCGAAATCTGCGAGATCATCGCCTCGTTCTCGGCCTTGTCGCCCAGGCCTACGGCCTTCTTGAACTTGTACCACCCGAGTTTTATGTAATCCAGGCCGATCATAATGCCGTTGACCATCGTGCTGAACTCGTACTTGATCGTTTCGACGAACAACTTGCCCGTCAGCTTCATAAACTTGACGACGCTGTCCCACTGCTTGCCCCAGCCCTCGACCTTCGTAACGCAAACGGTGATGACGGCGATCAGGGCCGTGATCCCTGCCACGATCCAGGTGACCGGACAGCCCCACAGAGAAGCGTTCAAAAGCCACTGTACGCCTGTCCATGCCACCGTTGCCGCCTTTACGGCTCCGGCCCACACGGTGTGTAGTTTTTCCGCGCTGGTGACAAAACCGATCGCCTTGCCGAACAGCCCGAACAGGGGTAAGAGTTGCGAAACAGTTACAGCCTGCTGCGCGATGATCGTGGCGTAACCGCCAGTTGATCCCGTAAGTTCGAAAAACCCGATCTTCAGGTCGTCGATCCGGGCCTGGCAGCGTGCCATCATCTGCTGCACGGTGTCGGTGCGGATCGCGGCCTGCTCCTGGGCGACATTGGTGGCCGTGACTTGGGCGGTCATTTCGGCCACGGCATCCGAGTTCTTGATCAGAAACTGCGCTGCGGCGATGTTCTCCATGCCGAACACTTTCGACAGATAGGCGGCATCCGTCAGGCGGGGCTTCAGGGCATCGAGGGCATCCGAGAAGCTGTTTTTGCGGAAGTCCACGCCGAGGACGGTCTGCATCTTCAGCATGATGTTGCGCAGGGCCGTACCCGCTTCGGCTCCCTTCAGGTTATTTTTCGATAGAACCTCGATCGCACCTGCCGTGTCCTCGACCGTGAGGCCTGCGGCATTGGCCGCCGCACCGACGACCTTGAACGACTGCGAAAGGTCGACGATCTCCGCGGCTCCGTACTTCGAACCTGCCGCCAGAATGTTGATCACCCGGTTGGCCTCCGTAGCCTGAAGACCGAACTGGTTGATCGTTCCGGCCAGGGCCGTGGCGGCATCGTTCATCGACATCCCTGCAGCATGGGACAGCGTGATGGTGTTCTGCTGCAGGGCCTTCAGCCCCTCCATGCCGATCTTGTCCACCTGAATCTGCGAGGCCAGCAGGGCAAAGGCATTCGCCGCCTGCTGCGCACCCAGCCCGCTCTCCTTACCCGTCTGCCGGGCGACTTTCCCCAGGTCGCGCAGCTCGTCGCCCGCGATACCCGTGATCGACGACAGGTCGGCCATCGACTGCTCGAAGCCGATGCCGGGACCTGTTAAATTCGCAACACCTTCGGCTAATTGTTTGACCTGCTCGATAATGGAGGTCAGACTGATTCGCTCGATCTGTTTTTGCAGACCGCCGAATGCATTGGCCGACTTGTCAACGTGTTCCGTAATCTGCCGGGTCGAGTTCTGCACGGATTCGTCGACTTTCTCGACGACCTGCACGATCTTTGTGAACTCCGCAAACATATTCTGTATCGCGATGAAGACATTCCCGCCGATATCTACTTGGTAATTTGCGCGATTATCCATATATTTGCAGAAACTGTATTGCTATGACTGTTGCAGGTTGGATATTCTTGATCTTTGTGGCTGCCGCTTTGCTTAACCTTTTGGGTGAGGGCTTCAAATGTGCCATGCACATCGACAAGTGGCGCGACCTGTGGCAAATCAGGCGGTAGGCGTATATCTGCGTACCCGCTCATTCTCCACCCATTCGGCCATTCTCACCTGAAAGCCCCACGCCTCGTCCGACAGCGTGTCGGGGTCCATGTGCAGCACCGAGCGGATCAGGGCGTTGCCCGCATGCAGCCACCCGTCACCCTTGACGACCTCGGTGCCGCTCAAAGTTTTTTTATTTCCCCGACCCTGATCTCTACGATTTCCGAAATCAGCTGCGACAGCCCCATGAAATAGCGGTCGTCGTCACGCAGTTCCTCGTCGCCTCCGAGCCAGCAGTTCGACAGGATGACTTCGGCGAACTTGAACGGGTCCTCTTTGCCGACCACCGATGCAGCAGCGATCACGTCACGTCCCGGACGATGCAGGTAGCAGGTTTTGCCGTCAACCTCGTAGGCGAATACATCGCCGTGCTTCTTCTTCCATGCCGCGATCTTTGCGGCCATATCCTTCTTTTCCATAATGATTTTATGCGGGTTTAAAGGGTGTTTAAACAGCCCACGGTTCGATGCCGTGGGCTTGTTTTATTTCGACGCGATGTCGTAGTCGATGTCGAGAGCGACGAACGGCATGGCATGCTCGCTTTTCATGTCGCCCGCCTTCATGCCCGAGGGGAGTTCCGAAAACGAGGCGCAGATGATCTGGTCGACCGTGATGGCCGTGCTGTCCTCGGGGATGTAGGAGATCAGAATATCCACATCCACGTCGAGGATGTCCTTGTAGCCTTTTTCACGGGCGGCGCGGTTCATGGCGATGATCTCGCTCTGCAGCAGCGTCAGAGTTCCCGACGCGGCCCGCTGACCGTGCTGGATGCCTTTGGCGTAACGCCCTGCAGCATACAGAGCCTCCTTTGCCTTGGTGAGCTTGTAGTCGACACTGGTCGCTCCGACCACCGGGCGGCCCCACATGATGATCTTGATGGTGCCCCAGTCGTACTCTTTTCCGTTGATTCGTATTTTCATGCTGCTACTGCTTGATTGCCGGATTCTCAAATCCGAGGTTTACGATGATGTACCGCAGCGTGCCCCGCGGTCTGATCCTGCACGAAACCGCCATGCGCCGGGTCGAGAGGACATTCTGCGCCGGATCGACATACGATTTGAAGTCGCTGATCTCGCCCTGCATCGCCACTGCGACGGCGTTGTCGATCAGGCGTTCGTAGTACGAGCACATCTCCTGCGGGATGTTGCCCTCGTCGTCGGTCTCGATGTCGTCCTGAATCTCCTCGATGTAGGCAGTATAGGCGTAGATCGTGGCCTTGTCCGCCACACGTCCGTAGTTCAGGTTGCTGTAATCGTCCGACAGCGGGGCCCCCATGTGGTCGTCGTTCGGGTAGTAGCCGTTCTTCTTCGAGAAGGAGCGGTAGATGATGTAACCCGCCTCGTCCAGCAGGTCGAGCATCGCGTCGCACTCCTCGGGGGTTCTGCCGTTGGTCAGCCATCCCTCGGCGGTGATCGCTCCCGACTTCACGCGGGCCAAAGACTGGTTTACGGAAATCCGTGCGGCGCGTCCGAGCATCTGCCCGATTGCAGCGGTCTTGTTCGTCCGATCGTCGCAGGCCATAACGAAGCCTACACGGTTGGTGCTGCCCTCGCGGGGCTTGTAGAGCTTGTCGGTCTTGCCGTCCCAGCCAGCGGCGGGAATCAGGCACCGGAAGGGCATCACCTTCCGGGCGAAGCTCTCGCCGACGGACTGCGCCGCGGTGGCCGCCGTCACGGCATCCTTGTCGATGCCCGTATCGGTGGTGTCGGCGCTGTACTCGTCGGGCGGCAGACGGTTGATGCCGACCAGGCGGATGCGGCCTTTGGCGTAGGTGATCAGTTTCTTCAGCGGCGAGCCCTCCTCGATGCTGCACATCTGCGAGAGCAGCGTGGCCTCGGAAACGACGAGCAGGTACAGCTCGGCGCCGTCGCCCGTCTCCGTATAGAAGGCCGTCAGCTCCTTGTGTGCAAGGGGGTTGTTTTCAGCCGTGATGCCCAGCCGGGCGATGTCCCGCGAGGAGTTGATCAGGTAGACCTCGTTCAGCGCGAGCTTGTCGGAGACGGCGGCGCCCGTCAGGATCAGCCCGGCGACACCGTCGTCGCTCTGTGCGATACGGCCCAGGTTCCCGTTCTCGAGGTTGATGGTTACGTTAGGTAATGCCATGGTTATCGCACGTTAATGGTTCGTACTTCGCCCTCGCCGAGACCCTTCTGATGGTACTGCGCGAGGTTCTTGTCTTTGTCGAGGAACACCTGCCTGTCGCTGGTGATGTGGAAGGCCTTGCAGTCGGGATAGGCTTTCGCATACTTCTCGGCCAGGGCCTGGAACGGGTCGGCCTTCCGGGCCTGCTCGGCGGCAGCCTCCTCGGCTTCCCTGCGGGCCTGATCCGCTTCGGCCTTCTCGGCATCCTCGATGGCTTTGGCCTCGGCGCGGAAATCAGCCTCCCGGGCTACGGCCTCGGCAACCTTCGCCGTGGCGGTCTGACAAGCCGCTTCCAGGGCCGCCAGGCTCTCCTTGAGAGCAGCCTTCTCCTCGGCGGTTTTAGCGCCTTTCACGGCGTTCTTACCCTCGGCGACCCGTGTCTTTGCGGTTTTGGTCTCGGCTTTTGCGGCTTTCACGGCATCAGCCAGGCGGGCCAGCTCCTCCTTGCGCTGCTCGGCGCTCATGTCTTTAATATCCATGTTTTCAGATTTTTAACAGTTTGCGGGTTTTATAGACCCCGAACAGGATCAGCGACACTGCTGAAACCTGTCCGATACGCATCCAGGTCCGCTGCCAGGTATTCAGGCGGTTGACCTCGACGACTTGAAACTCTTTACGGGTGGACGTATGGCGTTCGATGCGGTCTTTCAAAGTCAGGTAAATAGCCATACTGTCGGCCTGGGCCGTAGCCGTCAGGACATTATCGCGGATCTCGATGTCGGGAGGCTTCAAGCGGTTCCCCGCCTGGTACTCCATCAGTCGGCGCATCTGCACCTGACCCACGCTGTCGCATTCGAGAAGCGCCCGGAGCATCGACTGGTCGCGTTCGAGGACCACCACCGTATCCCGGACCTGTTCGGTCACGGTCACCGTATCGGTCGCCTCCGTCTGCGAAGATTGCAGTTTGAGGCTTGGACTGCACGCGGCCAAAAGGGCTGCGAGCAGAATAATCAGCATTTTTCTCATTGATCAAATCGTAAATTACGTTTTCGTCGTTCTTGCCACGGATCAGCTTGATCAGCGACACGAAGGCTTTGGCCTGCGTGATGATCGCCAGGTTCTCGAGGATCGAGATAAGCTCGCAGACGCACAGGTAGGCCGCCATCAGTCGGTGCGGAATGATCCACAGATTCGGGACGAGCTTGTCGATCAGAAAGGCCAGCAGTATCGCGGCCATGTAGCCGATCAGTTTGCCTACGCTCTTGCGCATTCGGCGCGACGATCGAGGTGCGTGGCGGTTCTTGCTGGCGAGAACACCGAAGACGAGATCGGCGAGCCAGAACAGGAACACAATGCCGATTACCTCCTGGCATGGTGCGAAATAGGCTGCGGCCACCAGGGACGCCTTGATCGCATACTGACCGAGATACTGCACAGCTCCTTCCATGACTACTTACCCGAATAGATGGCTCCGATGTACTTGTTGCGCAGAGGCAGGGCCGAGAAACGCTGCTGGTAGCCCAGGATGTCGCCACGGGCTTCGGGGTCCTTCTCGCGGTGGAAAACATCGACCGTACCCGTCGCACGCATCACCTCGGTACGAATCCAGGCGATCGACGCCATCGCGCTGTTCTCGCCTTTGGCCGAGCCGAAAGCCTGCTTCTTGCCCGTCGTGGTGTCGAACAGAGGCAGATGCGGGTAGCTGAAGACCTTGAAATTGCCGATCTTCCCGTCACGCATGTACTCCTTGTACAACTTGCGGTTCTCGGACTTCAGGTCGGCTTCGTGCTCCGTAGTCAGGACCAGGCACAGCTGCGTCATGTCGACCTCCATTGCCTTGAACTTCGCCTCGAGCAGATCGAGGTCGTCGAACGTCAGGCGACGGCGACCGTTGACCAGTTCACCAGTCGTCACCAGGACGGGCGTGAACTCGCCGTCCTGCAACGGGCACCAGTTGTAGGCGGCCAGTGCCCGACGCTTGCGCGTGAGGGCGTTCACATGACCGCGCGTCACACTCAGCATCTTGTCGTAGGCGGCCTGCATCTGCTCGATGTTGCGCACGACGGTGTTCTTCGTGTCGAGGGTATGCAGCAGGATGTCCTTCGGCACATCCTCGCGCTGCACGATACCGACCGGATAAGTGTCGTTGTCGATGAATACCTCCGGTTCGACACCTGCCTCGGCCAGGTGCAGCGTGTTGTTGTCGACCAGGGCACTGAGGTCTTCGGATTCGTTCAGGAAGTCACCCTCCTGAATGGGCTGCTCTTTGATGATGTCAACCCACAGTTCTTTTTCAATAGGCATATCTGTCTGATTTTGATTAGTTGTGCTTTTTCCGGATGGTCTCGAAAACCTCGGGATTCTCGGCTTTGATCTTCGCAAGGCCCTCGGGGTCCTCCTTCAGCCAGCGCAGGTGCGTCCAGTTCTGGCGATCGGCCGGAATCACGTTCCCGGCGATCTTGGTGACGGAAGCCGCCAGCGAAGCCTTCGCGGGGATGGCCTTCAGGGTTTCCGACACCAGGTCGTAATCCTTCATGGCGAGCTCGACGTACTTCTCACGGGCGGGAGCTCCGATCCTGCCCTGTTCAACGGCCAGATTGACCATGTCCTCGGCGCGTTTCTTACGAGCTGCGTCGATCTCCTTCTGCAGGGCATCGGCAGTCTCCTTGTGTTTGTTGCGGTCGGCAGCCAGCTGCACGATAGCCTTGCTCATCGCCGTAGCGTCCGCGTCCTGATTGATGCCGAGCGCGACGTATGCCTCGGCGGAAAGGGTGATTTTTTCCATTGGTTTGATATTGGGTTTTCGACCCTGCGGCGAACTCTCCGCGCAGAGTTTCACGATGTTGTCGACATGAAGACGCACGTCGCCATCTTCGACCAGATGGCCGTCGCCCGTGTAGATTTTGAGCGTCACGGCCCCGGCATTCGACGGCACGGAGGTTACGGAACCCTCGAACAGCTCCCACTCGGTGACATAGAGGTCCTCACCGCCTGCCGGATTCGTGCGGTACTCGGCCCGCAGGATGACGATGCCGGGCGATGCCCCGCGCAGGAACCCGCGCTCGACCTGGCCCTTGCGTTCCGCACCCAGGGTGATCCCGTCGTCGAAGACAGGATCGGCAACAAGCAGCGCCCCCTCGACATGCAGGTTGTCCCAGCGCCCTATCAGACGGTTGAGATCGTGGTTGTCGAGCATCGGGGAATACTCCTGGAAGCGTTCGAACTTGCCGCCGCCGTTAAGCAGGAAAAAACCGTGCGAGTTCTTTTTCGTTTCGTCGTTAAAAATGAATTTCGGTAAAGCCATGCGCCTCATTTTTGATGCAAACATAGGCTTCAAAATCCGACGCAACAAAAAGACTGTCAAGGTATTGAACTATTTTTCGCATTCGCGTTTCGGCATGCCATCTTTGCACAAAAAAGAGCATATGACAACCCCGAAACACAAATTATATACGGCGGCCTACAACTGTTTTGTAGAACAGGGAATGACCTGTGCAGGCATTGCCGAGTTGCTCGGCATTCGTGAGGCCACGCTGTCCGAATGGCGACGCGGTATGAAGTGGGACGAAAAACGCAAGGCCAGCCTGGCGGCCCCCGGAAAAATCCGCGAACTGTTGCTGGACGAGATGCAATGGATCGCCGAGGGAAACAAGGCCCGGCTCGATACTGACGGACTTTCGAAAGTAGCCAAAAGCCTGCAATACTTCGATGGCAAGGTCCCGCTGTCGGTGGTGATCTCCGTGTTGAAGGAGGTCGACAACTTCGTTGCCGAGATCAACCCCCAGGAGGTCGTGAAGATCACAGAATACCACCGCATGTTCATTCAGCACCGGGCGCAGGTCGATTCCTTAAAGTAACGGCACATGGCAGACATCGACAAGAAATTTCAAAAGCTCATCGACAACTACGAGGAGCATTGCCGACGCATCGCGAAAGCTTCGGTCGTAGACATCCACGAACGCCCCGCGGACAAGATCGCCCGCGTGAAACGTATCGAGAAGGATTACGTCACCTGGTTCGAGTACTATTTTCCGAACTATGCCAAGGTGCCCTGTGCGTGGTTCCACCGTCAGGGTGCGCAGGAGATCATCGACAACGACGTGATCATGGCCTTGTGGGAGATTTACCGATCCGGGGCGAAGTCCGTACACGTCGACATGGGTATTCCCCTGTACCTGATGTACACGGGCCGCCTGCGCTACATGCTGCTGATCGGCGAGACCGAGGACAAGGCGCATAAACTGCTCTCGGCATGCCAGGCGCAGCTTGTCTACAACAAACGCCTGATCAACGATTACGGCTGCCGCTACAAACAGGGCGACTGGTCGTCCGGGGAGTTCCTGACCTCCGACGGCGTGCGCTTCACGGCTCTCGGTTTCGGTCAGGACCCGCGCGGCGTCCGCGAGGAGGAGCAGCGCCCCGACTATATCGCCGTGGATGATGTCGACACGCGTCGTCATGTCAACAACGACCGTCTGATGCGCGAGGCCGTCGAGTGGATCTTCGAGGATCTGATGGGATGTTTCGACGAGGCGGACGGATCGACCCGGAGGTTCGTGTATGCCAACAACAACTTTCATAAGAACAGCATCACAAACCGCCTTAAAAAGCAGTTCAAAATCCTGGCTGAAAAATCCCGGCAGGAGGGCGAAAAGCCCATACACCGGGTACTGACGGTGCCCGCCGTGAAGGACCTGACGACCTTCGAGCCGAACTGGCCCGAGAAGACCTCGGCAGAGCACTGGCGCAAAAAGTACCGCAGCATCCCCTCGCGGTCGTTCATGCGCGAGTATATGCACGTCCACGTCGAGGACGGCAAGGTGTTCAAGGCCGAGGACATTCAGTGGAAGAAGATGCTGCCCCTGAACGAGTATGACGCCCTGGTCTTCTACGGAGACCTTTCCTACAAGGCCCAGGCATGCCATAAGGGGATGATCCTCGTCGGCAAGAAAGACCGCGAGTTCCATTTCATCTACTGCTTTCTGCGCCAGCAGTCCCGCACGGTCCTGGCAAAATGGCTCTATGACCTATACGAAACGACGGAACTGCACAACTGCCGCAAGGTCCGCTATTGGATCGAGGGCCTGTTCTCGATGGACGAGTTCGTCAACGACTTCGATGCCGAGGGCGATGCCCGCGGATACTACATCCCCGTCAAGGCGGATAAGCGCCCGAAGGCTGACAAATACGACCGTATCGAAGCTACGCAGTCCTATTTCGAGCGCCGAAATGTGTGGTTCAATATCGACGAGCGGGACAGCCCTGACTTCCAGGAACTCGTCGATCAGTACCTGGCATTCGAGAAGGGCGGAGGTGCAGCCGTCGACGGCCCCGATGCGGCAGAAGGCGCACTCTCGAAACTCAATACCGTATTCCGGCAGGCAAAGGGGACCTACCGCGTCGGCCTCCGGGCACAGCGTAAATACTAATCCAATATTCAACGACATGCGTAAAATCAAGTACATCGTGCTGCATTGCAGCGCAACCAAAGAGGGGGTGCCGTTCGGCATCGAAGACATCGACCGCTGGCACCGTCAGCGGGGATTCCGAAAGGTCGGCTACCACTACGTGATCCTGCTTGACGGTACGATCCGCAAGGGCCGCGACATCGCCCAGGTCGGGGCCCATGTGCAGGGCAGCAACGCCAACAGCATCGGCATCTGCTACATCGGAGGACTGGACGCTGACGGCAAGCCCAAAGATACCCGCACCGAGGAACAGAAGGCGTCGCTGTTCTTTCTGCTGCAACAGCTCCGCGAACAGTTTCCCGACGCCATGATCTGCGGACACCGCGACTTCTCGCCCGACCTGAACGGCGACGGGATCATCGAGCCGTGGGAGTGGATGAAGGCCTGCCCGTGTTTCGACGCCATCGACGAATATCAAAGCCTGTAAGCCATGTTCATCGAAAAGGAGGACTTATACACGGCGATCTGCGAATACCAGCTGCAGAACATCACCACAAGCGCCGTCACGATCCGTATGGCGATCCTGGCAGCCATCGACGAGGCGCGGAGCTACCTGAATGCCAAATACGACTGTGAGGCGATATTCTCGGCCACGGGAGAAGACCGTCACGCCACGCTTCTGGAGCACTGCAAGAATATCGCGGTGTGGAACCTATGCCGCCGGGCGAACACCGATCTGATCTTCGAGCAGGTCAGCGAATACCGCCGGGCGGCGATCGACTGGCTCGAGAAGGTTGCGGGCCTGAAGGGTACCGACAAGCCCCTCGCACCCGGTTTGCCGCTGCTCAAGACCGAAGACGGAGAGGTCCGCATCACTGCCCGGATGGGTAGCCGCCGCAAGTTCCGCCACGGCTTCGATGACTAAACACCGTTTAAATACCCTTTAATCGTTCACACAATGCAGAAAAAGAACAGAAGCAGGAAAACCCACGACGCCACGAATAAGACCGCGAATTTGGCCGTAAAAACGAATGGTCCGAAAACAGCCAGGCGGCGCGAGGGCTACATCCGCAGTATCGTTCCGAAAACCCTGTCGCGGACCCGGTCCGACATCGCCACCTGGCGGTCGGCGCTGCGCGCGGCGGATAACGTCGACAATCCGCGCCGGGCACGGCTGATGAATCTTTACGACGACGTGATGCTCTGCGCACATCTCACCTCGCAGATCGAACTGCGGCAGAAGGCGACGCTCCTGACACCTTTCGAGATCAAGGTAGGCGACGAGATCGACGACCAGGCTACGGCGGTCCTCAATGCGGCATCATGGGTCACGGAGCTCAACACCCACATCCTCGACAGCGTGATGTACGGTCATACGCTCGTGGAACTCACGACGACCGGGAACACAACCGAACCCGTGGCCGTCACCCTGCTGCCCCGGCAGAACGTGATTCCCGAGAAGGGGATGCTGCTGTTCCGGGAAGACGACAGTAAAGGCCTCCAGTACCGCGAGGTCCGGGAGTTTGGGAACTTCATCCTGGAGTTCGGCAAGGATCACGACTACGGCCTGCTGAACAAGGCCGTGCCGCACGTGCTGTTCATGCGCTTCGCGCAATCCTGCTGGTCGGAGCTCTGCGAGATATACGGCATCCCGCCCCGCTTTATGAAGACCGACACGCAGGACCCCGCCATGCTCGACCGCGCCGAGGCCATGCTGCGCGACATGGGGGCGGCGGCCTACTTCATCATCGACCGCACGGAGGAGTTCCAGTTCGCAAAGGGAGCCGACACCAACGGCGATGTCTACAACAACCTGATCGCCCTGTGCAAGGAGGCGGTCTCGGTGCTGGTGAACGGAGCCGTGATCGGACAGGACACCGTGAACGGCAACCGCTCCAAAGAGGAGAGCAGCATCCGGCTGTTCGAAAAGCTGGTGATGGCGGACCGTAAAATGCTGGCGGGATATTGGAACTCCACGGTGATCCCCGCTCTGGTGTACATAGGCATTCTGCCCGAGGGAAGCGTGTTTTCCTGGCAGCAGGAGGAGGACGTCGAAAAACTGTGGGCGATGGTCGTGCAGCTCCTTCAGTTCAAGGACGTGCCGAACGACTGGATCGAGGAGAAGTTCGGCATCGTCTGCACCGATAAGGTCTTCACCGTGCCGGGACAGCTGTCCGTGCCGCAGCCCCGGGAAGTCGATTTTTTCGCAACCGCCCCCTGATCGCGTACAGGGGGCTGCACGAAAGACTGGCGGCGGTCTACGGACTGGGTGATCCGGTGACGCTGGCAGCGGAGGGCGGCAAAGACAAAAAGCCTGTCGTGCGTCTGTCGACGTTCCGAAACGCCGCAAAGCACTTGCAAAAGGCCGGGGACTTTCGTCCCGACATGCTCGAGGATCAGCCGATCCGGACGCTGATCGACGAAATAACCGACGCCCTGATGGAAGGGGTCAACATCGGACTGAAGGATGCTGAAATTCCGACGGAAATGGCCGACAGGCTCGGGCGCGACGTGTTCGTGTTTTCGGGCTGCAAGACCTATCACGAACTGCGTGAGGCCTCGCAGCTCCTGCGCGATGATCGGGGACGGATCAAACCGTTCGGAAAGTTTTTCGAGGAGGTCCGACAGATACACCCCGAGTACAACGAACGCTATCTGGAGGCAGAACATCAGTTTGCCGTACACTCCGCACAGGCGGCGGCGCAATGGGCCGAAATCGAGCGAGAAGGGAATGATTACGATCTGCAATACCGCACGGCCAACGACGGCAAAGTACGGCCCGCGCATGCGAAACTCGAAGGACTGACCCGTCCGCAGGACGATCCGTGCTGGTCGGAGATCATGCCGCCGAACGGATGGAAATGTCGGTGCAGGGTCGTGCAGGTACGCAAGGGCAAATACGATTACACCGATCGGAACGAGGTTTCACAGCTTGTACGCGAAGCGACCACGGACCTCGACAGTCAGGGACGTAACCGCGCTGAAATGTTCCGTTTCAATCCCGGCATGGATAGAGTGATTTTCCCGAAACACCATCCGTATTACAACCTTTCAATCCAGGCAAAAACGGTAATAACCGATATGGCCGACAAGCGGGAGGTTAAAAATGGGTTTGCTGCCAAGACGATTGCCGAGGCCGAGGAAGCGTTCCGCGCACAGCTCGGTGTAAAATGCCGCCTCGACGGATTTAAGAAGTCCGACATGGCGCAGGTTCGTGATATATTCGAATGCGTTAGTTCCCACTTCAAAACATTCCCTGAGTTGCGGGAAGAGGTGCATTTTGTTGGCTCGATGCAGGGGCGTGTCAAGGCCTTTGCAGAGGAGTTTTTCAAAGAAATGAGAAGCAACCCGCACAATAGCTGGGCGAGGGACGAGGACATCCAAAAGGTAGCTATGCGCCGGGCCCGGAAGGTGGCTTACACCAGCTGTTATGCGTATTCCCATTCGGCAGGTAAGGAGTATGGATTAGACGGCGTGGTATTTAATACAGCCTGGGCTGGAACGAAGATAACGGAATCCTTACAGGGCGACGTAAAAGCCAAATTCCATCCGGAAGGTTGCGACACGGTGAAATCCGTGTTCGACCATGAACTCGGACACCGTATCGACGAACTGCTCCATGTGTCACAGCAGCTTGGCTCGAAAGACTGGTATCAGGAAGCGATCGTCCTGGGTGCAGGCTACATCAAAGACAACCTGTCGAAATATGCGATGACCAATCTAAAAGAGTTCGTCGCCGAGGCGTGGAGCGAATATTTGAACAATCCTAACCCTCGGGAGTTGGCTTCGCATGTAGGAGAAATGATAAAGGCCGAATATGAGGCGAGGTATAAAAAAAGCGGAGAATAATTTCTCCGCTTACTCCACGTATGCACGCATCACATTCACCTCCCGAGGCTCAAACACATACGTTCCCTTCTGTCCCTTCATTATGGAGTTATGGGGACGCAGAGGCAGGAACACATCCCGGGGGATGCTATCGAATGCCAGACATCGATCATCCCCAAGGTAATGCTTGCAGTTTTGGCAGCATTCGTCGCTGGTTTTAAACTCTTTATCAATCATAGTTTGCGCTTTGCGCAAAAATAACGTTTTAAAACGCGAAAAGCAAGTAAAATGCCGAAATTATTTGATCTGAAGCGAAAAATCCTGACCGATCTGAAGGTCGAACTGCTCGACGAGTTCGACCGCAACTTCCAACGCCGGGCTTTTTTCGACCGCCCCTGGCCAGGACGGAAATCTCCGGGGAACGGTGACAAGCTTCTTAATGATACAGGATATGGCCGTAACAGTATTCGGGGGACCATCCGGCAGAACGGCGTTGAGTTCTCGACCGATACGCCCTACATGGGGCTGCACAACCGGGGCGGAAAGATCAAGATCACACCCCGGATGCGGAAATACTTTTGGTACATGTATCGCCAAAATGCCGAAAGCATTACCTACTCAATCAAGAAGCGTCAGGCCAACAATACCCAGCGTAATCGAATGCTGTCAGCGAAGGCGCAGTTCTGGAAAAATATGGCTTTGACAAAAAAGGATCATATAACAATTCCACAACGCCAATTTATCGGCGACCATCCCCGTGTCCGGCAGGCGGTACGGGAGGTTATACACCAAAACCTGCAGAGCGCTTTCCGGGAACTCGCAAAAGTCCTGCAACCTCGGTAAAACACCGTTTAAACGTCTTTAAAATGATTGAAAATGCAATGATCGCAGTCCAGGACCGACTGCTGGAACTGCTCCCCGAGAAGATCGCCTATCTGGCCGAGGATTGGGGACAGCTGGATTTCTACAACGAGCGGCCGCCCGTCAATTTCCCGTGCGTGCTGATCGACATTGCCGAGGCCGAGTTCTCGGACTGCACGCGAAAGGTGCAACTGGGCGAGGCGATCCTGACCGTACGGGTAGCGCACTTCGATCCCGTAAACATTTCAGCCCTCGCACCGAACCGTAACAAAGCATTCCGCATGTTCGTCCTGCTGCGGTTGATCTACACCCAGTTGCAGGGACTCTCCGGAGAGGGGTTTTCGGGCCTTACGCGCACATCCCTGCGGCGGGTGAAACGTGAAGATGCGATCCGTGAATACGTCATGCAGTTCCGGTTCGGCGGGACGGACAACGCAGCCTATAAGCCGCGAAAAAAGGCCGAAGGCGTCCAGATCGACATCACCACGGAACGCTCGTAACGAAACAGCCCGGCAATTTGCCGGGCTGTTTCGCATAAGATTGCTTTTTTTACTATTTTTGAAACAAAACAAGCGTATATGTCCAACTGGAGCAAAATTTGGAAAATCTTGACAACTCCCGTCAACACCCCTAAACCGAAAGAGCATACTCCGACTTCGATAACCCCTGCAGTTCAATGTAATCCGAGCAGTTCCCGGGATCATTGGCTGACCGTACACGTTGCACTTGCCTCTATGCGCGAGTTTCAAGAGTGTAATTCGGACCACACACTACTCAAGAAAGCGGAAAATCTTCGTAATATCATTGAAGAACTCAAAGGGCTATCCGGACAGTCCAACTATTCTGCAATTCTAAAAAAAGGGATCAACGAATTTGAGACGAATTGGCGGACAACCATCACCCCGCAGGAATTTGAACACCTTGAACACCCTGATAAAATGGATATTGACGAGATGATCCGTGAGAAATACTGTTCTCTCGCCTCAAACTACCGCCGCTACTGGGAAAGTGCCATCGCTCAACTGGTGCGGAAATCAGCTATCCTAAAGCGACGGCAATACTTAATAGAAGACATTGATCGTTTCATTGACGGTTTACCAATAAAGTATCCGGAGGTTGTGAGTGAATTGGAAAAATACAAGGCTTTCAACCTGAAGCAGATCGAAAGCCCTGAATAAAATCAATCGAACAGAGTTGGTTGTCGGATGTCCTGCTGCGTGCGTTCGCGTTCTTTGCGGAGCCAGGACAAATAGGCAGCATATTCGACATGAAACTGGTCGTAGATGTACTTTTTCCACACCCATTTCAGACACCTATCCTGCCGCCCGGGTTCATAGTACTGCTTCGTGATCCGCACCGCATGCTCACGTTTTCGGATGTGATTTTTGTTGTTGTATGCCATTTTCCGCAATTATTGACTATCTTTGTAGCAGGTCGGCCTTGTGATAGCAATATTGCAGGGCTTTTTTATGTCAGTTCACCACGGTCGGACCGCCTCCCGGAATGATGTAGATCGGCGTCACCTGAACCGAAGGCCGTGAGGTCGTGGCGGGCTTCTTGTCTCCGATGGCCCGCAGTTTGCGCACCAGTGCTTGCAGTTCCTGCGCATCGAGCATATAGAGCAGACGCCCGCATATCCGCCGCTGCAGCAGGAAACGGTTCACCTTCGTCCAATCCTCGGGCAAAGCGTACATCCCGAGTTTCGTCAGGTGTGCCAGGACCTGCGACCGGAGACGCCGGATCGCGTCAGAGGCCGGGGTCGTCTTGGCACGGTGGGCAAACTCCATATATGCCTGCAGGGCGACGATCTCATTGTCGGTAAGTTCGTCATAGCTGCGGGCATCCCACAACGCCAGGATGTCCTCCCGATTGGGGATCAGGCGGCAGGCCGACATCAGGGTATTGATCCGGCGAACCTTTGCGCCGCGTTCGAATTCGGTCATTTTGTTACAATATTTAATTTAATCATGTTGCTCCCGGCGGCGGAATCGAACCGCCGCAGAAAACCGTTCGGGAATTAGGATTTGATTTTTTTATAAATCTCTCCGCATAAGAACCAGGCGAAAAGAACAAGGTAGATAAGAGGGATAATCCACATCGGGCATGTTACCCACCACCAGGACCAATCTATTTCACCGACCAATTTAAGAACGAAAAAGATAAGAAACATCCATTCCAAAAGTCCAAGTTTCATAGTTACATGCGGTTAAATGACGGTTCGATTCTGTGCCATACACCGCGCTCGTCGCGCTGGTGAAAGTAGAAGTTTATGGCGGTGCCGTTAACGACGTTGCTCTCTTTGAACAGTTGCATGATTTGCGAGTATTCGGGATCGCCGAACTGCGCCTCGAGATCATACAGCTTGCTGATGGACTTGTAGTCCAGATCGCCCTTGCGGTTACGCTCCAGGAGCGTCATTGCCAACTGGTACATCGGATCGTCGGCCCCTTTCTCCCGTCCGCCGATCCATGCCTTCAGGAAGTCGATCAGCCGGGCGGCGGCCACGTCGGCCCGTTCGTCAAAGCATTTTACCCGATTGCATTTCACCTCGAGGCGGAAGTCTCCCTCCTGCACCGAGTAGCCGAGCTGGTCGTCCCGGCGCGTGGCTCCGTACTCCTGCATGATTTTTCGGAAAGCATCGGTCTCGGCCACGACCAGGTCGTAGAACTCGCGCACCCGGCCAGTGATATTGCGGGTTTCGGCTGCCATACGCTTCACGAAGTCGGCCCGCGTCTCCTCATAGTCCCGGCGCCGTTTGTCTGCGGCCTGGCGCTCCTCGGCCCGCTTCTGCTCGAGCAGCTGTTCCAGTTGGTCGGCGGTCATGTCTTTCAGTTCGTCTTTCATAGTGATATTGATTAAGAATTACGTTTGTCGGTGTAAGGTTCCCCGGCGATACTGCAATAGTCGGTCTCCATGTTATGCAGGCCAGAACGCATGTCTTCCAGGTCTTGCTCGATCTGCGCGATCCGCTCCGGGGACAGGCTGTCCCTGTGTTGCATCAGAAAACTTTCTGCTTTGAGAATGTTTTTACGGCGCAATTCGATCATGTATGAAAGACAGTCCAGACTTGCCGCCGATGATTTGGTTAGTTCGATGATCTCGGGCATACTGATTACGATTTGATGGTTTTGATCGCTTTCAGGGCCTCCTTCGAATAATTGTCGAGGAAGGTCTGCCGCATCGCATCCGCGACACTCATAATCTCGTTGATGCTTGCCCCGGTTTGGGCGACTGTCCCGGCAAACCTGCGCAATTCCGCGATCAGTTCCGGGCTGATTTTAATACCGTTTTGCTGTCCCATTGTTGTTGTTTTTCATTATGCCGTACATGGTTCTGAAATAGTCGTCCGTGAGCGCCACGCCGTCCTTGTGCGCGGCGATGATCGCAGGCTCGAGGTAGTCGTTGAGCTCTCGGTAATCGGTGCAGAGCTCGACGAGGATTTTGCGGAGGTTTTCATCCTTGACCTTATACATGAAGTTCTCGAATTTCCGGTCGATCGGCGGCAGAATAATCGTGTTCGCCTTCATCCGGCTTTTGAACTGCGGCACGCCGTTGACACCGCGCAGTTCGAGCCTGTCGAGCAGTTTCAGCAGATCGGCGGTTCCGGCGATCGCAAAGGCCGCATATCCCTTGATCATATCATAGATGGCTTTATAGGCCCGGATACCCGGCAGTTTGGTGTTCTCACCCTCGTCGAGGATCAGCATGTTGCGCTCCCCGCACAGCGCACGGCGCCGGAACTCGGAACCGATCAAGCGCAGACGTGCGCCTTTTTTCGTTGGCATGTCGATGTCGAGCAAGCGACCGATCTCCTCGAGAATGTCATGGATGCCGTCCTCGGCGTTGATCGTCACACGAAACGTGTTGGTCGGATTGGCCTTGCAGTACTGGTCGATCGCCGTGGTCTTGCCGCAGCCTTTTTCGCCGATGATCATCTTCACGCCGCCGAAACGTGCGGTGCAGTTCAGATGCGCACGTTCGAGAGCCGAGATGGCGATCACAAACTGCGGCGTAGGCTCCACCTTCCAAAAGGTTTGCTCGATCTCGAAGCCGATCACCGATGCGATCGCAATGAAATAGCGGTCGGCGATCTCCGTAACCTTGTCAGGGCCGGATTTGTATTCATAGACCCCGTTCAGCAGGTTGGAAAGATACGACGCGCTGATTCCGCAAGTCCTCGCCAAGGCATTCTGCGACATGCCGTGCCGCTGCATGTACTGTTTGGCGGCAGTAATGATTTCGTCTTTTTTGATTTTTTCCATAAGGCGGTTATTTGATGTATTTTGACAAATCGGAAATGTGATTTTTGTGGTAGTCGATCACTGCCTGCTGTTGGACCTGGTCTGCCTTCTTTCGCTCCCGCTCCCGGGCGCGTTGTTTCTTGGCCTCCAGCTTCGCGCGGCCCCGTTCATATTCGGCGGCGCTGATCTGCTCGTGCATGGCGTTGTAATCCTCCTTGGTGGCGTTGTCCCGGATGTTGAAAAGGTAATTCGGAGACAGGATGGCCTTCGCGCGGATCACATCATCGACGAACTCCTCCGTGATGGCGTCATAGGTCTCGCCCTTCTGTATGTGGTGCCCCAGGGCCCGCAGCCCATCGGGCGTAGCTTCTGCGTATGTTTTCGAGGCCAGCGGAGCCGGGGCACAGGTGAACATATAGACCCCGTCCGGCGTGTAAAGATCGGCCCCTTCGGCATCCCAATATACCGTTACCTTCAGATTCGGAGCGTACCCCATATGCCGGGCAATCAGGCCCACGGTTGCCGCATCCGTCGGGATGTCGAACTTATATTTGGCGCCCTGGCGTTCGACCTCGAGAATCGAACGCGCATAGCTGATGTCGCATTTCGACACCTCGCCCGTCACCATCCGGTAACGGCGCGCGTCGTACTGCCCGGCAGCCGGATTCTTGAACTCCCGGAACCATTGTTCCGGCGTCATGCCGCATTTGAGTTGCGTCGTGTTCCACTCACGGATCGCGTTGCCGAGCAGTTCCTGCGCCTCGCTGAAGGTCGGCAAAGACATAAGATAACGATAGTCCGGATTTGCCATGCTTTCCAGGCTCCGGGCATCCCATGAGGTTTCCGGGAGGTTGAAGTAACTTTTGAAATGGCGCTTAAACAGTCGGAAGATCATTTCCGCGGGGTTTGCTTGCGAATCGTGCGGCGCAATGGTGCGGTGATGGGCGCAGGCCAATGACAAAAATGCCTGTGATTCGGCCCCGGTATAGGCTCCGTGGTTGTCCGACAGGAAATCCATTACCTCGGTCTTGCCGTTATCAAGCAACGCCATGCGCATCGCGTCGCGCAGCATTCGAGGGTCCTCGGCGTGCTGACCCTTGCTACTGACTGCATAACCCGCTATGTAGCGACTGCCAGCGTCCGTAACAAGCATGGTGTACATCTTCATTGTTCCCCATTTGCCGTACTGGTCCTGATAGCGGTACGGAACGACGCCCGAACCGTCGGAAACCCACAGCGAATTGGCGTATTCGAGTGGCTTGGAGGGCACATAAGGCCGGAACGCGTTTTTGGCGTAGACCTTGCCGTGACGCTCGGCGGCGGACAAATATCGGTTATCCCATTTGTTGATGTAGTGCGTGAAGGTCGACAGCTTCACAGGCTCAATGTTCAGGCACTCCATGTCGTAGGCGTAGAGCCCGTAGAGCGTCTGTTTCGAATCCTTCTGCGAGCGGCCCGGATTGAGCCAGTAGGACATGATCGTCGCCTGGTGCGCGTCGTACTTCATCACCTCGCCCGTCGCGTAGTCCACGATCTCGGACTTGCCGAGGATCCGGCGGTTGTCGTTGCAGTACTTGCCCGACACCAGGGCTGCCAGCATCGCCTCCCCGTCGGGCAGGGCGGCGATCTTCTTCCGGAGCGATTCCGCGGATTTGATGCGGAAGCCCGTCAGGTCCAGTTTCTCGATCCGGGCCGCACAAACCTTGTATAATCCCGTCAGGGTTCGAAAGCCCAAAGACCCGTTTTCGATCAGGGCCGGGGCATTCTTCAGGAACCGGCACCACGCAGCGGCCTGTTGTAAGTCCCGCGCCCGTCTGGTGTCAAAAATATCCTTGTCTCCGATTGTGAAAGTCGAGAAATAGATGAAATCGTCGACGCTTTCGTAATTCTTCACCTTCTCATCCAGTGTGTCGACAATCCGATTCCGACGGGTACGGCTGCTGTCCAACTTTTGATCCTCGACGGCGCCGATCAGCTCCTCTTTCGAGGGCAGCAGGTCCCGGTAGCAGGTCGGTTTTCGGTTCGGGATATGGTCGTAGTCGTAGTAATACTGCCCGCCCTTGCGGCCCCACCGCCAGGCCTTGCCCTCCTTTTTGCCCAGGAAGAACTCCGTCTGATCGGCGACCTTTCGCCACGAGGGTGATAGGGAGGATTTGTAACGTGGCCGACCGGCTTTTTCAAAATAGTCCTCATCTATACCACATGCCTCGCATACCATACGCTGCGACACCCAGACGGTTTGCCCGTCGGGGGTCGCGCGTATCAGTATGTCGTTTGGCAGTATCATTAAAACCGTGTTTAAAGCCGTTTAAAACCTTGTTTTTGCTCCCGTGTCGGTATCGCTCCGAAACAATGCCTTTGCATTCACGGGATTTTTAGTTAACTTGTGGGTGCAAAACCTATTTAACTAAAATTGATTGTCATGGAGAGCCATTTTCTATTTGTGATTGAAAACGTAGACAAGGAGGTCTATGATTTCTCGAAATTGCAGCAATTCTGCGACCTTATGGGGTTTAGTTTCTGCAAAGGGGAGCCGATATGCAAAGACAAATATTTGGAGGCCAGTCCGGACGAACGTATATTTTGTCAACCTGATGAATATATTTACGATCATGTGGCTCATATTTATGTCGAATCTCAAACGGCTAATGACCAATATAACGCTGCATCTCTTCTGGGGTCATTAGCCGCCTTTTGGGGCTACGAATTTCTTGTAGCGCATTTTTGATTGCCGCCTCTTTTTCGGCGGTCCGGATAGCAGCTAATTCTTGCTTTACAGCTTCTCGCACGATCGGTGCGAGAAGTTTTTTCATCCATTTACGTATCATAATCATTATGGTGGTATTAAATTGTTTCGTTTTAGATGGTATGTTGCATCTGATATTGGAGCATGGCAGCCATAGCTTCGCTGCGAGTTGGACGTGCAAGCTGTTTGAGCTGTTTCCCGCGGGCGTAGAT